CTAAAGTAGAAAACCTTTCTGACGATGAGAAGCTTGTTATAAAACTAGTGACAAAGAAAAATGTAGATGTGGCTAGATGCATTAAACTAATAGAAAACTCTAAAGCTGCAGGTATTGAGATAAATGAACAAGACTAAGTTTTGCTATGTTTTAATTGTCATAATGGGATTAATAATTATATATTTGTCTGTCCCTAAAAGGGATACTAATCCTAGTGCTCCTAATGTGCAAGAGATTGTGAGAGATTCTATCATTAGAGATAGCATTTATATAGTTAATGATTCCATTATTGAGAAAATTAAATATATAGACAAGGAGTATGATGAGAAAGTATCTACTATTATGTCTAGTTCTGATAGCACCAATTTGTGCCTTTTTACGGAGTATATAAAAAATTATAATATGAAGTTAGAACAGTTTGAAGAATGACATAAATTATGCGAATTATTACTATAATTTTTTTAGTAGTATTTAGACTAAATGCACTTTCTCAGAATACATCAACCGTTACAATAACTAACGAACAATTGAGAATCGCTAATATCATATTTGCGGAACACAAAAAGTTTTCAGAAACTATTCCTCTCTTGAACAAGGAAATATCTAACCTAAAGTTAATTAATAAGAGCTGGGAAAAGACAGATTCTTTGAGAAAACTTCAACTAACTTGTTATGGAAATCTTCTTCAAGATAAAGATAAGTCAATAGAAAACATGACTGAATCTATCAAGAGAAAACAAAAAGTGATAAAATATGGTGCTGCTGGTTCGTGTGTATTAATAGTGTTATGTCTACTATTGAGATAAAGTTTA